CATGGTCTAGTGCTACGATTACTGCTGATTCCTGTTTAATCTATTCAGATACAGTCACCTCACCAACGGCTGATGTTTCAATATATGTCGGGGACTTTGGAGGTTCCAAGAGTAGTAGTTCGGGGACATTTTCCGTCGTTTTTCCCGCAGCAGCCTATAACACCTCAATTATTAGAATTGCGTAGTTTAGGCAAATATACTTGCGGCACTCACCAGCCAGGTTTTATCACAAGTCATTTACAAGGAAGGACGGTAGAGTCTTTGCTTATTGATGGCACTTGGTTAATTATCCGTTTTACTGATGGGCATGAGGCAAAAATAGGCTGGCAGGATAAATCAGGCAATCAATTATCTGGTGAGCCTTTTTTAGAAAATATGGATGTAAAAATCGCCGTAATTGGCGCAAGTTTAACAGGTAAAGCGTAATGGCAGTTTCCAGAGTAGGCAGTTGGGCATCGATGACCACCGGAAGCGAACCGAGTGGTACTGTAACTATCGGTTCAGGCAGTAATCGAATGTTGCTATTTGTCATGTTCAGGGAAAGGGGTACTGATTGGAGCGTTACCACGTTTACCATAGGGGGGCAAACATTCTCTTATTATGGCAACGCCTACCTTAATGCTTCGCCAGACTTATTCGCCCGTGTTTGGATTTGGAATGAGTCTAAAATAGCCGCAATGTCCGGAAATACAATTTCTTATTCGGACGACACCACAGGAGCGAAAATCTCTTGGTCATCTGCAACCTTTCAGGATTGTGAACAGGCAGAACCAGACATTTCGACAGGAACAGTCACAACGGGAACTTATATCGATCTGGATGCTGAAAGCGCGACTAGTGACGATGAATTAATTTGCGGGGTCGTTGATAAGTCTAATAATCGCGAGCCTTTTTCGTACACCGGAGGGCTATCAGAACAAGTCGATTATGATGCAGCAGATTTTGCCAATTCTATAGGTGATGGTAATGGTGGCGGAGCCGATCCAATTCGGGTCAGCAATGATGGAACAAATTCAAATATGGCGGCACTTTTAGTTATTTTGACCGCAGCAGCAGAAGATACAATTAAACGTGCGGGACAATTAGCCTGTATGGGAGTAGGAAGATAATGGGAAGACCAACAAAAGCGAAAGCAGTCAGGAGGGAGGCTTTAAGGGAAGAATTAAAGGCAAGGGAATATCTTCGCCAGTTAGATATAGTTGATGGAGAATTATCCGATAACTGGAATAGTCTGTCCTCCGAAAATATTGCGGCTTTACGATTAAAAGTAGATTTAAACCTTAAAAGATTGTTAAAAGTATTGCCTGATCTGAAAAGCATAGAACACTCTGGTGATGAAAGTGAACCGATGCAGGTTGTTATTAAACATTTTTCTGAAAAGCTGGAAAAGTAAATGGCGGACGATATTACCCTAGATGCGATGACTGGCGGTTCAGTCGTTAAAACAGATGACGATGGTTCGGCGCATTGGCAATATGTAAAACTTGCTTACGGAGCCGATAACACACAGACAATAGTATCTGATAGCAACCCTCTACCTATAGATGATGCAGGGGGCTCTTTAACAGTAGATGGGACTGTTACGGCAAATCTGAGTGCAACGGATAATGCTGTTTTAGATACGATAGATGCTGTTCTAGATACAATTAAAGTAGATACAGAGGCCATTGAAACCGCTGTAGAGAAAATTGATGATATCGTGCATGTAGATGATGCAGCATTTTCATTAGGGTCATCTTCCGGCGTTATGGTTATGGGGTTTGCCGGAACCCAATCTGTAGATGCTAATGATGCCGCTGCTTTAGCTTGTGATACAGACGGCGCATTACACATATCTGATGGTGGAAATGCTATTACTGTCGATGGGACGGTGACAGCCAATTTAAGTTCTACTGATAATACGGTTCTGGATAATATTGATACCTCTTTGAATAACATTGAGGCCGCAGTATCCGGATCAGAAATGCAAGTTGATCTGGTTGGTAGTATTCCGGCTGGTTCAAATAATATAGGTGATGTTGACGTTTTAAGTATAGCGGCTGGCGATAACAATATTGGTAATGTTGATATAGCTTCTGCAATTCCTGCTGGCACTAATAATATTGGCGATGTAGATATAGCAAGTGCTTTGCCAGCAGGTGATAATAATATTGGCAATGTCGATATTGCTAGTTCTGTAAATCTAGAAGTAGTAGGCGATGTAGCTCACGACGCAGCGGCGGCTGGCAACCCTGTACAGGTTGGGGTCAGGGCTACCAATTCAGTTGAGGGGCTTACCCAGGTAGCTAATGCAGACGCTTCCTTTGTCAGTTCGGATTTAAACGGTTGTATTATTACCCGTGAACACACAACTCTTGAGGAAATTATCACCGAAAGGGTATCAAACACCAATGGAACCTCTACAGCATTTTCAAATTTCGCTGCGGCTGGCTCTGGTAAACATAATTACATTACGACTATATCTATTTATAATTCCTCTTCAACGGACGGTTATGTTGATTTCAGGGATGGAACGTCAGGATCGGTAATCTTTACGGCTCCCGCACCTCAAACGGGCGGCTCAGTCATAACTTTTCCCGTTCCTTTAAAGTTTGCGGCTAATACAGCCGTAGCTTTCGACGTTTCTGGAGCTTTATCTACAGTTTACATTTCTGTGGTTGGCTTCCAAGCGCAAGGCTAAATTCTTTTAATTAACAGGGAGGCTTTGAGGCGTGAGCCTCTTGCTTTTATTTAAACCTAGTACGTCGAAACCTCCTAAGCTGAGGCCGTTAGGCTTCAATCAAAGGGGGCCGCGTACAGAGAGTTTAGACGATAGCGCAACCCTTACAGGGGCTAATGCTCCAGCCCTCTCTGGTAACATCACGGCTGATGTTGCTGGTGACAAGCAATTTACCGCATTAGGTTTTACCCAACAGGAAAGAACCTTTGATGTTAAAGGGGTTGGTGAATCCCAAGTAGAGCTTGTTGGTGCGCAAGCCAATGCACAAGGAGAAGAATTAGAAGGCGTTAGCGTATTTATTACGCTAGGCGGTGCAGAAGCATCAGCGGATGCTGGTGTAACAGGCATTAAAAAACAGCAAGGCCGTCCCAGCCCTTCTGTTACAACAAAAAAAGGCAAACGCCCTCGATACATTATTGAGGTCGATGGTGAGTTTGTCGAGGTATCTTCTCCGTATGCGGCTGAAGATATATTTAATAAAATACGCGAAGCAGCCAAAGAAGCTGCCGAGCAATCGACAGAGCCAACCAAAGTTATTCCAAAGGTTTCTGTCAAGCTCTCTAACGGAAAAGAAACAAAATCCAAGCGGATTGCTAAGTCTGTAGAGGAAATACAGGCTGAAATTAATGAAATTTACAGAGCAGCAAATGATCGAATACGAGTCGATCAGGAAATTGCACAGTTACTTAATATTAAACTCCAGCAGGAGCAGTTACAGGATGAAGAAGACGTTTTAATGACCATTCTTCTGGATTAAGGATAAAATATGCCTGATATTGATAAATTAAATGCAGCTATTGATACTTTTGAAGCTAATGCGCTAGGTGGGGATAAATCTGGCGAGTTGTCTAATGAAAGATCACTGGCGATAGATGCGTTTGCTGGAAAAAATATAGAACCAGCCCCAGAGGGCAGGAGTCAGGTTATTGACTGGACTGTATTTGAAACAATTCAATGGGTATTGCCGAGCCTGACAAGAATTTTTGCTAATGGCGATAACGTCGTAGAGTTGTCTCCATTTGGCCCAGAAGATGAAGACGCAGCGAAACAGGAAACTGATTACCTTAATTATTTAGTTACGCAAAAAAATAACTGGTTTTTAACTTGCTTAACTTGGTTCCAAGATGCTTTGTTAACCAAAAATGCTTATTGCATGGCGTTTATGGAAGAAAAGATAAAAACTGAAAAGCAGATATACAAAGAACAGAGCGATCAAGCATTAGCTTTATTATTACAGGATGGTGCAGAGGTTATAGAGGCTGATACCTATCCTGATCCTAATGCCCAGCCACAAATGACACAAGACCCAATGACGGGGATGCCCGTACAAATGCCGCCTCCGAATTTACATGATGTAGTTATCAGGAAAACAACACCTAGCAAACGATTAGCTTTTAAGGTATTACCCCCAGAGAATGTATTAGTAGGTGAAGATACGCCAGATTTTACAACTGAAAATTGTAATTATTTTGAATATTTTGAAGATGTCACCATTTCTGATTTAAGGTGTTTGGGTTTTGAAATTGAAGATGATATAGCTTCTGACCGTAGTAATAATGATACTGTTGATAATGCGAGATCACAATACAATGAAGACCTTGACAGAGGCGATCCACCAGACCCGTCAATGCGTATTGTTAGAGCCAGAACAATATTTATTAGGCATGATTATGATGAAGACGGAATGGCAGAGCTACAAAAGGTTGTCCGAGTCGGCAGGGAAATTCTTACCAGAGAAGAAGTAGACCGTATCCCCGTAGCTTCGATTGTACCGTTTATTAACACCCATAGGCATATGGGGGCTTCTGTTGCTGATCTTACTTTTGATATACAGCGCATTAAAACCGTTTTGTTAAGGGGCGGTCTGGATTCTTTATATCTCTCCCAGAATCCGCGCCATGCTGTGTCAGATAAAGTGAACATGGATGACGTTCTGGTTTCCAGGCCTGGGGGCGTTGTTAGAATGAAAGACGGCTCCCTACCGTCTGAGGGGCATATTATGCCTTTAACTACGGAATTTACTTTACCGCAGACCTTGCAGGGCTTGCAGCATATGGATACTGTTGTCGAGTCTAGGGTTGGTGTTAATAAATTGTTTCAGGGCATTGATGAAAATGCCACTAATGACCATAACCGTATTGGACAGCTATCAACAATGGCTGCACAGCGGGTGGAGCAGATTGCAAGAGTGTTTTCTAATGGGGTAGGGCATTTATTTTCTTTGGCCCATGAGTTAATTATTAAATCAGGTCATCAGGCAGAAACAATACAATTACGCGGCCAGTGGGTAACGATAGACCCGTCTACCTGGAGAAATGGGCGCGACATGAAAGTGGTTGCTCCATTTGCAGCGGGTAATAAAGACACGCTTGTTGCCAGACTAATGAATATTGCAACAATGCAGGAAAAAGCCCTTGCTGGTGGATTACCTATTATTACACCGGATGATGCTTATAATACGGCTATAGAATTAACTAAAGCGTCAGACTTTCCGTCACCAGAGAAGTTCTGGACTAATCCTGAGCAGATTCCACCTCCTGAACCACCACCGGACTATACGATGATGGCTTTGGAAGTTGAGAATAAGAAAGCCGACAGCCAAGCTAAAAATGTAGAAGTAGATGCAGAGATAGATAAATATAAGGCTGATCTGGAAGCATCAGTTGATAAGTATCGTGCTGATCTAACGGCTGAAACACAAATAGCCCTCGCCCAACTAAAAGAAGGGCAGCAAGCAAATATAGAAAGACTGAAAGCTAGTCTAAAAATTGCTGATAACGCAGTCGGGCTGGAAACAGGTAATGGGCAGGTCGTACCAGTAGGTAATGCGTTTGATGCGTTAACTGCTACGTTAGGCGAAACCATGAATAAATTAGACCAGACTATTAATACCTTAACGGCTGAAAAAGAAATCGTCAGGGACGCACAAGGTAAGGTAGTTGGAACAAAATTAAAGGCGGTACAGTAATGCCAAAAGTAGGCAAAAAGAAATTTAGTTATACAAAAAAAGGCATAGCTAAAGCTAAAGCATATGCCAAAAAAAGCAAACGTAAAAAGGCTAGATAGATTAATATTTCTGTATCTATGGAAAATAAACGATATTGTGACTAACATTATTGATAAATCAGATCGTTGCCAAAGATTATTAAGCGATCCGGAATTACAAGCGGCATTTGCTAGTGTGAGGGATGCTATCCATCAAGCGTTTGAATCATGTTCCGTTGATGACGGAGAAACACTGGTTCGACTAAGACAAAGGCTTCACCTCCTTGATTCGGTGTGGGCTAATCTGGAAATTGCTGTCGCAGACGGCAAATTAGAAGCTCATAGAATCGAAGAAAAGGGCAAGGTGTCGTATTTAGGTGATTTATGGCAGAGGAATTAAGTGTAGAGCAGCGCGTAGGCGCAATGATAACGGGTGAAGAAATTCCCCAAGAAGAGGTGGCTGATGAAGCAGTTGAGGAGGTAGCTGCTACGGAGGAAGTTCTGGAGGATGCTGCGGAAGAAACTGCGGAAGAAACTGCGGAGGATGGTGCGGAAGAAGTAGAAGCAGCACCGGAAGAAGAGCTACTCGATATCGAATATGATGGTGTTGTATATCAGGTTCCACCAGAGCTAAAAGATGCTTTATTGCGTCAAAGTGACTATACACAAAAAACCCAAGCTGTAGCAGAGCAACGCAAAGAAATAGAAATGCTGCAACAGCAAGTGGAAACGACACAAAACGAACAAAGATTTATTACTGGTATTCAGCCTGATTTGAATAATTTGGGGTTATTACAAGCCCATGTTCAACAGATGGAGGCTGGATTACAACAAAATCTCGCTAATATGACTTCGGAACAGATGTTTAAAACGAAGATTGAAATAGACGGGATGAAAGAGCAAATGAGTGCTTTCAGGCAAGGCCTGGAAGTAAAGTACAAACAGTTTGAGGAAGCGCAGAAGCAGTCGTATCACGAACTTCTGGAACAAGGCTCTCAATCTTTAAAAAAAGCTATTCCTGATTGGAATGAGGGTAAAGCACAACAGGTAAGAGAGTTTGCTGTTCAGCAAGGTTTTAACCAGCAAGAAGTAAATTCAATTATTGACCCTCGCTATGTGAAGGTTTTATGGGCGGCATCCCAATATGAGCAGCTTCAGGAAAAAGCTAAACCAGCAGCGGAACAAATCAAATCCGCACCAATGATCAAGACTAAATCCCGTAACCCAATGCCACAGGATACGAGAGATAAACTTGATTACCGAAATAAATTAAAGTCAAAAAATTTAAACACCCGTCAAAAAGCAAAAGTTATTCAAGACGAAATGGCTAAACGCTTTGGGTAGTAAACAAAGGTAATTAACAAATGGCAATAGCAACCAATACAACAACAACGTTCGACGTTGGTACGGCTGGAGGTAATAGAGAAGATATTGAAGATACAATTCACGAACTGTATCCGGAAGAAACTTTCTTTTCTACAAATCTGGCTAAAACCGATGCAAGTGCCACTTATCATGAGTGGCTCGGAGACACGCTCGACGCAGCAGCAGCAAATATCAATATAGAAGGTAATGAATTTGCCGCATCCGCAATCAATGATCCAGTGAGATACGCAAACTACACACAGATTATCGTGAAATCATTTGCAATATCTGGCACTCAGGAAGTTGTGGCAAAAGCTGGACGAGCATCAGAAGTAGGCCGACAAGCAGTTAGGCAAATGAGGGCAGCAAAAAATGACCTCGAATATGCTTTATGTCGCAATCAAGCGGCAACTGTTGGTGGAACCGGAACTGGGCGATCAATGGCAGGAATGGAAACGTGGATAGCAGCGACAACTGCTAGTTCTACTGCGGCAACGCAGCATGTACGAGCAAGTTCTCTTGCTTCTTCTACTACTGCTCCATTTGCGAGTGGCGCACCAGGAACGGCTCCGACAGATAGTGGCGCATCTTCACTATATGCTTTGACTGAAGCTGGTTTAAAATTAGCTCTGGAAAGCAACTATGCTAAAGGAAGCAACACCGATGTAATCGCTGTGAACGCTACAGCTAAAAACTACATCAATGCTTTTACAGGCGTAGCCACAAGGAATGTCGATGTAGGACGAGAGGCGCAAGCATCTATTACAGGTGCGGCTGACCTCTATGTTAGTAACTTCGGTGTTCATAGGGTAGTATTGCATCGCCATGTCCGTTCTAATGTAGCTTTATGCTTAGATACGGATTTATGGGCTATCGCAACGCTGAGAGGCTGGTCAATGGAAGAGCGAGCAAAAACTGGGGACGCAGAGAAACGAGAAATACTTTGCGAAAAAACACTAGTTTGCCGCAATCCAAAAGGCAACTCAAAAGTTACAGCCATCGGCTAGTAATATGGGGGGAGGGGCAACCTTCCCCCTTTTTATTATGAGTAAATTCATAGATTACAATCCCGATAAAGGCGTATGGCACGAGGAAGAATACGATCACATCGAAAATAAAGTCGTTATTCATACTAAACAAGATGTCGAGCCAGTGCTTGAATATACAAAGCGCCTAAGAAACTCAGGGATTAATGATAAAGTTGGTGAATTTAGTCATTATGCTGTAATTCCTGTGCATGTAGAACTTGCATTAAGAGAAAAAGGTATTAATATTTATTCGCAGCATTATACGAAAGAATTATTGAAAGAAATTAATCAAAATTACCCTCATTTAAAGGTAACTAACCTGAAACATGACGTTAAATGAACGGAAGTTAACTCTAGCTCAAGATTTGGCTGAAGCTAAAGATTGGGATAGGGCTTATGTAATTTGTGACAAAGCATTAAAAAGCAACCCTAATGATTATCGATGGTTGACAGTAATGGTCTACATCATGCTGCAAACCGAAAAAGCTCCTATAGCATATCATTTGGCAAGACGGGTCGCTGATCTTGAGCCTCGAAAAGCGTCCGGATGGTTAAATTTGGGTATGGCTTGCAAAGATTTGCGTTTAGATAATGATGCGGTTCGTTTCGGCAAAAAGGCGTTAAAGTTTTCCGATAGCGAAAAACAACAATCAATGATTAACGTCAATATTGGTTCGTCACTAATTGATATGGGCAAATTTGCTGAAGCCGAACACTATTGTTTAGAAGGCATTCGATTAAACCCAGACACAATGAAAGGCAGGGCTAATTTAGGTTTCTGCCAACTAGCTCAAAGACAATGGGAAAAAGGATGGAAAAATTACCGTCATTGTTTGGGGCATGAATGGAGGCCGCAGTTTACATATACTGATGAGCCGGAATGGGACGGCAAGGGCGAAGGTAATATAGTTTTATATGGTGAGCAGGGATTAGGAGATCAGATTTCTTTTGCATCAGTAATTCCCGATGCTCATAGATGGGCTAAAAAGAATAATTCCAGAATTATTTTAGATGTTTCTAATCGATTAACTAATTTATTACGAAGGTCGTTTCCCGACGTTAAGATATATGGCACACAGGGAATAATTGATGCTGTATGGGATAAGGAAGATCGTAAGGTCGATTATTCGTTACCTATCGGTCAAACGTGCGAATATTTTCGACATTCAGACGATGATTTTAGTGGGGAGCCATATTTAATTCCTTGCCCTGATCGTTCGTCAATGTGGAAGGCTTTATTTAAGAAAAAGAAAAAACCTGTTATTGGGATTGCATGGACTGGTGGAATACCACAAACGGGTTCTAAGTGGCGCAAAGTGGGATTGGATTCTTTGTTGCCCATTTTAAAATCCGTAGATGCTCACTGGGTATCGTTGCAATACAAAGACGCTTCCAGGGAAATACAAGAATTTAAACAAAAACACCCTGAAATAGATATTGTTCAATATCATCATGGAACCTTGACTCAAGACTATGATGACACCGTAGCTATGGTATCCGCAATGGATCACGTTATAGCAATGCACACAACCGTTATACATGTTGCTGGAGGGCTGGGAGTACCTTGCTGGACTTTTGTGCCTCTGTTTTCTCAATGGCGTTACGGAAGCGAAGGCGAGGATTATGTTTGGGCTGATTCTGTTAGAATATTGAGACAAACAAAAAGCGGCAAATGGAATAATGTGATAGGTAAAACAGCAGAGGAGTTAAATGCTTTATTCCCCAGAATATCAAAAGCAACAGGAAAAACTGCACAATCAGGAAGAGTTTTACGGAGTAAAAGCGGGAGAGTACGGAGAAATAATAAGCATGATGGTAGACCGAATGGAGATAGACCATCTGCTTGATTATGGTTGCGGTAAGGCCCAAAGTTTAACTGAAACATTAAAACCAAACAGACCGCTTAAATATCAAGCGTATGATATCGGAGTGCCTGAATATGCTGACCCTCCAATTCCTGCCGATATGGTGGTTTGCATCGATGTTCTGGAGCATATTGAGCCGGAATATCTAGAAAACGTCCTAGATCACTTGGAAGAATTAACCGAAGTGATTTTATTTGCCACTATACACACTTGGCCCGCTGGGAAGACCTTAGACGATGGTCGTAATGCCCACCTAACACAACAACCCTATAGCTGGTGGCTCCCTAAATTATGGGAGCGATTTGAAATACAAAGCTTTCAGCAACTCAGCTTTTTTGAGTTTGCTGTTATTGCACATAATCAAAATCTCAGCCTAGAGAAAACACAAGCACTCCAAGACAAGGAGGGTCTAATCTTGGAGTAAAACTTGGAAAAGATAAATCTATATGTGGGTTATGACCCACGCGAAGCGGCTGTATTTACCGTTTTTAACCAATCAGTCATTAAATACACATCAATACCTGTTTCAATCTGCCCCCTGCATCAAGACGCATTAAATTTTGATGGACAACAGGATGGAACCAATGCGTTTATATTCTCAAGGTATCTAGTACCTTATCTACAGGATTATAAAGGCTGGGCGTTATTTGCAGACGGAGATATGTTAATTACAGAGGATTTAAAAAACCTTTGGGATTTAAGAGATGATAAATATGCTGTACAAGTCGTAAAACACGACTATAAAACTAAAAATTATCGAAAATATATTGGATCTCCAATGGAGTCGGATAATTTAGATTATCCTAAAAAAAACTGGTCATCGGTAATGCTGTTTAATTGCGGCCATCCATCCAATAAGATTCTAACTAAAGAATTAGTCGGTGAAGCTGGTGGAGCATTTTTACATAGATTTCAATGGCTTACAGACGATGAAGTAGGTGAATTACCCGCTGAATGGAATCATCTGGTTGGTGAATACAAGGAAAATCCAGACGCAAAATTGGTTCATTTCACGTTGGGCGCACCGTGTTTTCATCATTATTATCAGGGTGAATATTCCGCAGAATGGAGCCATCATTTGCTAAATGCAATTAGCGCAGTTGGGGAAGATCCACAGCACATTATGAGAAGGACAATATGGCAGTCATAACAAATTACGCAACCTTGCAAACAGCAGTAGGTGATTATCTCGCAAGAGATGATTTATCAGGATGGATACCTAATTTCATCCAGAATGCTGAAAACAAGTTATATCGGACGTTGAACCTTAGAAATGAAGAAACAGCGTTATCTGTCAGTATTTCGAGTGGCGTGGCGGCAGTACCATCTGCTTTTAAGGCTTTAAAGTTCGCTTATTACGATAGAACACCTGTTCAGTTATTAAGATGGGTATCTATTAATGAGTTATATAATGATTATGCTAACAGGTCTGCTACGGGTGTGCCTTGTGTTATATCGCGGGAAGGGTCTAATTTTGTGTTTGGGCCAGTTTCTAATGACGGAACATTGAAAGGGATTTATTACGCCAAGAAAGACCCGTTACGGACAACAGACCCATCGTGGTACGCGACTAATGCGCCAGAGGTGTTGTTATATGGTTCGTTGTTAGAGGCTGCGCCCTTTTTAATAAATGATGAGCGTATTCCGGTATGGCAGATGTTTTTTAACGATGCTGTGGAAACACTAAGGGAAGAGCAAAATAATGCAGAGCATAGCCAGGGTTCATTAGCACAGAGAACATCATGAGCAAAGTCAGGTTAGATTTTTTAAACTGGCGGCCTGATGAGGATGATTTTGAAAACCCTCTAATACAGGCTAAAAACGTCCTACACCAGTCAGAAGGATGGGTTCCGTATAAACGCCCTACGGCGGGAGCTATATCGGCGCATTCTACTTGGCCTACTACTTCTTCTATGGTTGTAAAGGCTTTAGGTACCGGAGAGCAGTATGTTGGTGCTTGGCTGGAGAATGGGACTGTTGCGGGAAATGGATTTACCATAGATTTGAGGGTGGGTCTTTTGGCAGAAAGCAGTGGTAATTATTCCTTGACAGCCGAGTATACAAAAATTACTAGTAATACTGTTTCCACTAAAAGCACACTAAATAATATTGCGGCTTTTGATCTCTGTGAAGGACATGATGCGTCGGGCGATCCGGTGGTGTTCTTTTCCGCAATAGTTGAGGGGACTCGCGCCACAACGAGTGCTTCCTCTATTGCTAACGCAGGTTGGTCAATCGCCGCCACTTCATCTATAGGTGGTATTAACATTACCGGTTGGGCTACATTGTGAGTGAAAAACCTAGTTATTCGGGAAGTGGTTTTACTAGTGGCGCAGAACAGGCGTGGTGCTGTGCCAATGTTGGGCAATTTATCGTAATAGCTCCAAATTCAAATCGCTTTTCTGTGCGGTGGTCAGCTATTGGCGATGCCACCGATTGGCCTATTTTAGATAGTGCTGCTGCCAGAACCAAACAAAGCTCAAACCAATTGTTTCCTTCAAAGTTTGGTACTGTTACTGGTATAGCGGGTACTGATTTTAACGCTTATGTTTTCCAAGAAAGGGCTATCTGGAGCATGTCCTATCAGGGTGGGGATGTTGTATTCAGTTTTGATCGCTTTGAGGAAGGTAGGGGATGTCATCGTGTGAATCGGTTTGTTGCCGTCGATGAGGCGGTATTTTTTGAGTCCCAATATGGTTATCACGTAGTACAAGGCAACCAAGTGACTGATATTGGTTACGGTATTGTCGATAAAAGCTATACACCGAGTTAATTATGGCATTTTCAGCATCTCCACAACAGAAAAACGTATGTGTAAACCCTGCTTTGGGGTTGGTGTTCTTTGAAGAACAAGCATTAGCGTATAACTACAAAACTAACCAATGGTCGTTATTAACAGATATTGACGGCAAAGGATTTTTTTCCGTACATGATGCTGACCAAGTTTTAGGAATTGTTGATCCGTTAAGTGTTACAACTTTAGATATTTATGACTCTTCTCATTCAGGATCAAAACCTGCTGAAGCCACTTTAGCTACAGGAGATTTCCAGTTAAACGAAGCCGGAAGGGTCGTTATTGACTGGGCAAGACCTTATGGGGATATGGCTGGAAACGCTACGACTAATTTTCCAAGAGTCGGAGTAAAGGATAATTTAAACAGTACCGTAGCATGGTCAAATGCCGGATCAGTTAATTCAAGAACAGGAAAGTATCATTATAGGGCGGCTACGATACCGCCAGAGGGACGCTATATGAGTCTGGAATTACGATATTCAACATACACCAGTATTTCTGGGGTAGAGCTTGAAATACACCCAACAGGTAAGGTTTAGATATGAGTTCTGCGGCTAATCCTATTGGAAGTGCTTTAACCAGTACGAGTGACGCTTATGATTTGAACCAAGCGGCGATAGACGCTTCTACTGAAGAGTCGGTAGAGGATGCAGTACAAACAGTCGGCACAAATTATGCAACAAGCTTAATTCCGGGGTTAGGGCCAATTTTAACTGCGGTTGAGCTTGCACAAATGTTCGGAAGGGGGGCCGGATTAACTCCTAACCAATATTTACAGCAAGAATTATATACTGAATACCCCCAATATGGTGATCTATCAACTTTTGATGATTGGATAGGCCCAATGGGATCAGAAGCTCTTGCAAGGCAAATCGACAGCCAAGCAGCAGCAGAATCTCTCCCGCCTCATATAGCGGAGGCATTAGTAAGAGGTAGAGTAGAAGGCAATCCGAATTATATAACTAACCCGTGGACAGACGGTGGGCCAGCCCAACAAGGCGAACACGTTAATCCATTGTCGGCAACAGGAGGTTATGACCCAGCAATGGTTGGCGCGTCTGGTGCGTCTGCAATGGGGGCGAGGTTTTCTGAGCCACCACCAGCGTTATCCTTGCCTACACCCGGAGCTAATTTTCCCGTATATGGAACTGTGCCTGAATTAAATCCACTAACAGCCGCTGCTAATCCTAATATTGCACAGGATTTTCTCGATAATCCTACCGCGCCTAATTATTCAGATGTGGGGCAGTCTGGCGGTACAGGCATGTTTAGCAACTGGTTGTCAGAGCTTTTGTCACAAAACTGGACTTCTAATCCAGACCCAGAGCCTGTACCACAGGGCGGCACAACTCCCCATAATATAACCGATGGGCAATTTGCCGATGATTCATATGATTACAATCTTTATTCAGATAACGATATAAACACTTTTTTAGCCGGATTGTCTGATCCTAATCCGACATATTTTACAGATGGACAATACGGAAGTTTAATTTAAGAGGTACGTTATGAGTAGTGCTGCAAATAACCCCGCGTTAACGGGTGTTTCTGATCCTAATCCAAACCAGATACCAACGGGTTCGGCGACCCCCGGATATCCTCCATTAACACCTATCGGGCCAGTTGATCCCATGAATCCACAGGATACGGCGTGGGGGCCAAATCAACAGATGTTGCCCGGAGGTACGCCAGCCCAACCTCCTCCAACTGCTATGGGTGCGCAACAACTGCCTCCGCCTTCAGGCACTGGCGTTCCTATGCCTACAGGCAAGGGAGGAGGGCCAAGCATCCCGACAACACCTTCGCCACCCCCAATGGGGCCATTTGACCCTATGATGGGGTCAGCGCGTACCGCTGGAGATGTAAGATTACCTAATACTGCTGGTGCGCATATGGCTCAAGGTTATGATATTGCGCAAGGATTAGCCGATACACTTAATCGAGTGGGGCAAGGTGGTGGAAACGACCCGTGGAGTACTGGAACAGTTCCGAGTCCCATTCCCGATCCCGTTATGGACCCTACAACCCTGACGGGTCCGTGGCTGGGCCCGCAATTACCGAATATGCCCCCAAAGCGTCAGAATATTCGTACTGGCCCACGTAGTAAATACCCGTCGGGTGCATTAACAAGGCCACCCGCAGTACCTATGCGTGATCCGACGATGCCATCTCCGTCTACTGGTTATTCGATACCATTTGGGAAGCGTAGACGCGGCTTAGTTTGATAGTAACGTACCAAAAAGAACAAATACCTTTTATCTGGGACGCGGTAGAGCCTTTTATACAAAGGGCATTAGACCGTGGCTCGATATTTACAAAACAAGACATTTATGACGGGTTACGCCATGAGCTATTCCAATTATGGACTTGGCAAAACCCAGAGCTAAAAGCAGTTCTAATCACCCAATTAACCGTTGAGTCCTGTTATATGGCAGTTTTATCCGGCTCTCATATGCAAGAGTGGTTAGGTGTATTGCCAGATATTGAAGAATGGGCAAAATCTATGGGATGCAAAAAAATGAAGATTCACGGCAGGAAAGGATGGTCGAGAGTCTTAGGATATGAGATTACTGGTAAAGACGAGTTAAATTTATTTATTTGTGAGAAAACATTATGAGCAGTAGTTCTACTTCACCGCGAACAGATATAGGAAACACCGAAAGCGTTACGAGAGGCCCAGCACCAATGATAGAGGGGCCATTACAGCAAGCTATTGGCGGTGCAACATCCGTTTTTGGCGGTGGGCCGGAAGGTTATGCCACTGGTCAGGGCCGCAATATGTTGGGCCAGACTTTACGGGGTGATTACCTAACCCCAGGCACCAACCCGTTTTTATCGGGACAGATTAACCAAT